TTAGCCCCTAAAAGACTTAACCCAATTGGAAGAAGTGTTTCCCACATATATAATCCTTAAACTGTACGTTGCCACATGTATACTACGACATATGGTTGAAGGTTTGCGTTAGTGCCTGATGAACCAGTAGAGTCTAGTGTAAGTGTGTGAGAATGAGAGCCAGCGCTGGTTGTTGTAACGCCTCTAAAACTACCACCATCACCAGAGCCAATGCCAACAGCTCCTGTAGTTATATTTGAAAGAAAACTTTGGGTGGAAGAGTGAGCATGGTCACCAGCCGTATTCGTAGATCCTGTATGAGTGTGGCTAACAACTACTGCATCTTTACTACCACCAGTAGCCCCAGCAGTATACCCATCGCCTTCTCCTAATAGAACACGACCTGCGCCAAATGAAACCCAAGTACCAAACCCTAGTAATGTGCCGGGGTTTGTGGCAACCGATGCGTTCATGTAGATAGACCCAACAGGGTACACATCAGGCAACGAGACAGCAGATATAGCGGTAGTGACAAAAGCTGTAGTAGCAACTTGTGTTGTGCTAGTACCTGCTGTGGCTGTCGGTGCTGTTGGTATCCCTGTGAGGGCAGCGTTGTTCTTGTCAGCCTTACTGTTAACGGCTGTCTGAATCGCATCAAACTCATCGTTAATCTCCGTACCCTTAACAATCTTGTTGGGGTCGCCTGAGATTAGGGCATCTTTAGCTCCGAAGTCCGTAGCCTTTAAATAGTTAGACATTAACTAATCCTTCCTGTTTTAACAAACATATCAATCTTTTGTACAGATAACTCACTGCCGTTTACGTCAGCCTCGAAGCCAATCTGAATTGTATTACCACTTCCACCTACACTAGCTTTAATAGAGTCCAGTACAATACCGATAGAAAACTCTGCAATGTTATACTCAGCAATTCCATACTCAGAAACATCTCCTGCCACAATCGTGTAGGGGTATGACCGAGGAGCTTCCTTATAATCAAAGTTAGTCTTGATGGAGAAGCTTTGGTTACTACCGCCAATGACGGTAGCACTAATCTGCTTCAGTATCTTGTTGGTTGTAGGCGCTCCCATGTCGAGGTAGTGAGAGAAGTAACGTAGGCGGTATGAAGAGCCATCATCGTTATAACCAAAATACCTACCAATCCCGTCAACCTTCCCAATCATTACCTCTCTGTCGCGTCTACGAAGAAGAGCTGTGGCCTTATATGAGAACCAAACTGTGACCCGGCTAGAACCATCTTCCATCGCTTGACGCATATCTAAGCAATAGATTGTCTCAGTCGAGGGGAAGGATAACAGGTAGAAGGCGTTAATCTCAGAGTAAACTGCGCGTACCTTAGACAACCCACCTGAGTTGCTACGCTCCTGTGTAATATCTTTAAGCAAGTCATCCCTTACATTCTTAGTAAGGTCACGCATTGGTAAAGACTTCTCTTGAATCAAGCGACCCAAAGAACGAATACCCGTATCAGATAGGAAGATAAGGTCGTTACCTGTACCCTGCACTGAATCACGAGCAATACAACCCACACCAGCAATAACATCAGATAGGCTAAAGTCCCCTAGAGGATTATCAGCACCCCTGTAGATGATGATGTTATGCTCACAGAAGATGATTAGAAAGCCATTATGAGAGGCTAGAGCAGTTACTGTATCTACGTTATTAGGCAACACCGATGAGATGTTTAATGTACCGCTAGTGCCCCCATTGAAGGCAGGGAAAGCTGTATCAGCAATGTCCGTAGTCCAGTAGATAGAAGAACCATCGTGAACCCAAAAGCGCCCAAAGGCTGCAATAACATCACTAGGAAAATTGGAGCCGTAGCTCTGGGTAACACCAGTATAATCTGTTATTGTCTGAGCAGCGGGAGAAGCACTCTCAGTATAAATAATAGGCTCATGTCCAGATTGAACAATAAGCGAATGGTCATACAGAGAAGCACCCTTCCAATTGTTAGCGGTAACTGTGTAAAGGCTAGGGGTAATATCGACTAAACTACCACCACCGTCACCATTCTTAAACAGCTTGTTATTTCCACCAGAGAGGGTAACAACAGTGTTGTCAGCGTTAACGTGCTCCATTAAGAAGTCTATGGTAGCACCAGCTAGTTGAGTAACACCACTATCGGTACGCATTTGCCAGCCCTTACGAGAGCCTAACCGACCATACTTATCAATAACCACATTGTCAGTAAGCTGAGCAAAGTTGGGTGATAAGGTGATGCCACTCTCTTGTGTGTTTAACCCGTAGAAGCCGGGAGATACTACTGAGAGAGTTTGAAGTTGTTTCATACGCTATACCAAATAGTGTCCTCTGGGTGACGAGCCGCATCCATTGCAATCTCATCTGCCAATGCCGACTGAGCAGCAGCGTAGGCGTTCATGCTTTGTTGTCCACCATCCTCGCCTCGCTCTTCAATCGCCATCGCCGTAGCTAACAGGATGATAGGACGGGTAGGGAGCACAACAGTTTCAGCATCCTCTGTTAACTCTTGGTTACGCAAAGTGACGTTGAACCGGATGTCATAAACACCATCAGGGATAGGGTAGATGTCTACTTGAGTATCCCGATCTGCACTAACACCGTTGAAGTTGTAGAAGGCTGGGATACCCCTCTCAGGGTCAGCCATCAGAAACGCTTGGTCAAACCAGTAACCAGTCTGATACTTCATGTCGATGTTACTTGTGTCGTTTAACACGTGTAACACCTTAAAGTTATTCTGGGAGCCATTTAGCTCATAATTGAACACGTTGGCTGTCGTTGTTAGGGTTAGGGTAGAGCGTAAGGCACTCCAGTCCCAAGCGACCTCTACTTGGCTTTTAGCCTCGTTAACAAAGTCACCAATCAGACGGGCGTAGCTGTTAGAGTTACCTGTTCCTTGTACCGTATCAACTTCACTCTCTCGGAGCCTACGCATCACTTTATTGACAAGATCTAAATATGTCATTTATCTTTTCCTTTGTTGCTATTATACCACAGATTTCTCAATTTGTCAAGCTTATTCGCCATCAAATGCTACAGTTTGTAATTCTTTTCTTAGGTCAAACGAAGCCATAACATTCATTAACGAGGCAGCTTCTGTCAGCACTTGTATGGAGTCACCGCTTTGCATAACCATACTGTCGCTAAACTGTACATAGTCGTTAGCGTTAAGTACATACTCAGTTATAATATAAATCTTGTGGTCTATGTCGTGAGCGTGTTGCCAATATAGGGAGACAGTTTTGTTATTCCCTTGGCGGTTACTAACAAACAAGGTACTAACCTCAGCTTTATAACCAGCGGGGACTTTAAACAACTCTGTCAACGTAGCGGGTTGTATTACTTTACCTACTGTGTGTTTCATTACAAACCGCCGCCGTAGGTAGATTCTAGCGAACCACCGCCACCATAACCACCACTGCCTGTGTGAGTTGTTGAGCCACCGTTACCATCGCTAACAGTAAATGACCCACCACCACTACTGGTAACAGCAGGAATACCGGATGCCGCTGCTCTTGCTTGTGCTGCTTGTTGTTGAGCGTATGCTTCTGACTCAGCTTGAATCCGTGCAATAGCATCATTACGATATGCAGGTGTTTGCATACGCTGTTGCTCTTGCCAATTCCTAGCCGCTTGAGGGATGCCAAACAAAGTATCAGTATTAAACGTAGGCATCCCATCCATAGCAGCTCTTACACCACCAAAAGGAGTTACTAACCCAATTAAATTACCTATCTGCTGCCCTCGTTGGTCTTTAAACGCTTGACCTTCTGGGGTGCTATCCATCCAACTAAAGAAGCTTTCTTGATCTTTACTTAACGCAGGAGCACCACCTCCACTGTCACCACCTCCAGTCATCATACCCTCCCCCGACAGGGCAGCTTCACGGCGGCGACGCTCTTCCTCATCTAACACAAGCTGATCTCTCGCTTGTATCTCTCGTGACCTATAGAAGGGGTCTTCACGGTATCGAGCATTATCATCTGTCATAGAGGTAACAGAGAGCATAGGGTTACCGTTAACCTGTGGTAGAACACCCATCAAGTCTTTAACATAGTCAGCAAATGAAGCCATTACTTGTTCCTCTTGTTTTTCTTTGAACGCTCATTGCGCTTTGGTAATTGTCTTTTCATACTCCACCTTTCGTTACAACAAGCCAGATAAAACCAGCTATAATGACTACCCCTGTTATGACAGAAGCGATAATTAAGAATCCGTTAATCCAAGCCCACATCAACTCTTTACGTTTAATCTGGGCTAACACAATCTCTCTAGCCTCAGCCTCACGTTTACGCTTCGCCTCCGCTTGGAACTTTAACCAATCATCCCAAAGCCCTGCTCTGCCTTGATAGATGAACAACTCTTGGATAGCCGCCTCATGTTGTTTAATCTGTTCTAGCGCAAAGAAAGCCTCAGAGTCTGACCCTGATTTGTTAGCCTTCTTTGCAAGCTCAGACTTAGAATCAAAGAACTTGAAGATATGCTGACCCGCTGCCATTATGTCGCCACCGTTGGCTATAGTCTCCTTAATAACACCAAAAGCAGCGTTGGCTATCGCAAGTTCAGCAAGCATTATCTATTCCAATATGTTAAAAGCCATGTAAGTAAACCACCAGCAGCAGAGGCTATAGACATACCCATCCAGAACCCACCTTTGCTTTTGTTAGCCAAGGCCAGTAGCTCTTTAATGTCTGTCTCCATGCTCTCTACTTTACAAGTTAAGTTCTCAACCTGCGCTGTTAGTCTCCCATATTCTACGGGGTCTATGTTTCCCATTTATTCCTCCGCCGCTTCCGGTGTATTACCCTCAGCCAGCCACTCCAGATACTCTTGGTAATCTGTGTTGGCGGGGTCGAATGGGATGCTAAGTGTCTGCCCAATAATAGTGACGGCAACAACATCACCGAATGAGCCTTTTTGTAATTTATACTGGGTCATCTTATAGCTCCGAGTTTAGTGTAAGTCTAGCGCTTGGGTCGTTAAGATTTATTACTTGGTAAGTACTGCCTGACGTAGCTCCGGTAGTAGCTAAAATTAATGCTACAACTTGGGTAGACAGCGCATCTAAAGCAAAAGTGGTTCCTGCAACAACAGCAGAACCGTTATACCAGCCCCACGACCCTGTAGAAGAAACAGAAGGTGTTGCTCTCATTGTTACAGGTAGGTGGATATTAACGTTTACAGATATGCTGGTTACGCCCATAGCCATACCCAAACGCTCATAACCATTCCCGCTGCCGTAAACTTGACAATACCGTTGACACAACGCCAACTCCTGCCCATACTGCCGATGCTCAAAAGGCGTGGCTACACTGCCTGCCTCAAGCTGTACGCCTGTGATGTAGAAGGTGGCTCCGCTTGTGCCGACTACTGATGTTGCGCCTGTTACAGAATATGGAGCGCCAGCAACCCAAGCCCCTGCCGTTGCAGATTGAACAGAGCCAGCACCTAGGCTCCAAAAAACTCTCGCTCCGATTCCATTAGTAGCGCCTACCCAAGTCCCCGTTGTGTCTCCAGCAATAGTTACGGCTATTTGCGTCCAAGTGTTAGCAGAAGAAATTGTGTAACTAAAAGGGTAGCTCCGGTTTTGAGCGCTGTTTTGTATAACTCCACCAAATGTCCCTGTCAAACTTGAGTACACTTGAAAAGACAAAGTAACTGTTTTTGCGTCTGCCGTACCCCACGATACATCAGCAAAATTAAACCCTTCAATTGCTTGTCCCAATGTAAAGTAATCTGTGGAAATAACAGAATACGCAGATAGTGAAGTAGCGCCTAAGTAATTACTGTGTCCCGCTGGTGGAGTTACTGCCCCAGCGTTCTGTTGCAGAGAGAATTTAGATGCTTGGTTACAGACACCAAACCAACGGTCAATACTATAAGTGTATGCGTTTGCTGGAATCGTAACAGCCGCCCCAGCGTTCCTCTGGTCAATCCGCATATCTCCGTTGATGATGCGATTCCTGCCAGCCATGTTAGACACGGTAGGGGTCAGGCCGTTGATGGTGGTTGTGTTGCCACCACTAGCGTCTGTGATGGCGTTTGTTGCTAAAGAACTCATGGCTTGGGATACTCCTGTTTCACTGCGGCAATCTGAGCCTTCCAAGCGTCAATGCCGGAGTGGTAGATGGTGTCTAGCTGGTCAGCAATTGATGGGTAGGCGGATGCACGTTGTTGTTTGTATGCTTCAGGGTCAACCCAAGCGTTAACAGCGTCTAGGTCAACGGTGACTTTGTTACCATCTGCGTCAAATACCCCAGCGGTATCATCAACTGTAACCACCTGTGGGTATAGTGCGTAAATAGCTTTGTGGTTCATCCTGCAATCTCCATAACAACAATAGATGATACAGTTCGCGCATCAAAAGCACTTCCATCATTATCTCGAACAGATCTATTTACGTAAACAGTTGTTCCGTTGCTACTTCTTACATTTGCTGAGTAACTTATTGATGAAGTTGTACTCGGAGAATCTAAATAAGCCATGCTAAAAGCAACGCTTCCATTCCCACCACTATTGTTTTGTGCAAAAGTTGTTCTTGGTCTACTTCCAGCAGCATCTCCAATAAAAATATCAGTTGAATCTCTGCGAATTGACCCATAACCATGACCAGCATCGCCACTAATTTCAAATCCAATATTTGCAAAAATTAAAATTTTATTAGATGAACTTGATGGCGTAATAGATAAAGATAATCCGGTTGGTGTTGTAAAACTAGTGCTTGTAGTTGTAAAAGAGTCAGTCTTTGTAGCTTGGACTACCTGCAACACGCTACCCGTTGGCATTGCACTAGATGGCACACCTGCTGTGGTAATGATTGTCCCAGCCTCGTCAGGCAACACCAATGTTCGGTCGGTATTACTATTTGGGGATGCTATTGTAAAGATACCTGTCCCACTGGCATCCCCTTGGATGGTTACCTTGGACATTACAACCCCTCAACAATAGCCTTCAATGCGTCCACATCAGCGGCGGCATCGATATTGGCCTGTACACCTTCATACTTGGCACGGATGGCAGCACGGGCTTCTTCAGCCGCTACAGCCTCAGATGGGATGGTAGCCTTTATGTCAAGTGGTGCAAACTCTTCGGTGCGCTTGGCACGGCGAACTTCGTGGGCAATGCCCTTTGCTTTGTCTACGTTAACTGTAATCATGCTGAATACTCCCATGCGTTGCGGAATGTACGGTCGGTGGGCACATCAGCCACATCGACGATCTTGTAGGGCTTACCTGCTGGCACAGCCTTTAGCACCTGCTCTTGTGTAGCGCCGGGTGCGGGAACGATAACGGCAACACCGCCTTCGTCTGTTGGATAAATTACTCGTTTGTTGTCCATGTTAGACTCCTTTAAAATTAGTTGCTGAAGACGGTGACGTTGACAGAGGGTGGGTTGGCAACAAGCGTCCCATCTGCTGATGGCGTTTGGATACGAACTGCGGTTGTTGATGGTGGTTGTACGTTAACTGGTTGCATTACAACGTGCATTGAGGTGGTATTATTTCCCGTTGTTCCAACTAATGCATAGTTCCCATCAACAAGGGGAGTAGTAAAATTCACCGTGTAGTCGCCAGTACCATTATCCGTAATCGAACTCACGTTATACCCACCCCTAATCGCCACAGTCCCTGTGCCATTAAAGTTAACCCACGCCTTACAAGCCTGTTGACCTGTTTGCATTGAGGTGCTATCTGGAAAGGTAACACCGCTTGTTCCGCTTACTGTTGTACTCATAGTATTCCTTTAGCTGAATGCCACCATAGTTACTAAAGAAGTATCTTGTCTTGGTGGTGACGTTACATGACCCTGACGAACGCCAATACGAACTGTAGTAGTGGTGAGGGGATCCCCAAGAATAGCTGACATACCTTCATATATAGCGTCTCTATGGGTTATAACAGGAGCCCAGCTTGTATCAGGCATTGCAACCGCCAGAGTCACCGTGTAATCTCCTGTTCCATTGTCCGTAATACTGCTTACATTAAAAGCCCTACGAATAGCCACCGTACCTGTTCCGTTGAAGTTAACCCAAGCCTTTGCTGTCCCGTTCACCACTGTGTCTACGGGGACTGTTGCGTTGCTAGGGGTGCTTAGTGTTTCTGTTTTAATTGTTGACATATATACCCTTTAGCGGAAGATGGTGACAAAGCCATAAAGTAAATCACGAGCACCGCCGCCGGCACTATTTTGTAAGCGAAAAGCAGATGTTGTAGGGGTTGATGTAAATGGCGCAACTACCACATTATTAAAATCAGTTATAAGAGGGCCGTTTCCGCTTACATTTGAAGCATAATTCGCATCTACCATAGCTGTAGTAAAGTTAACCGTATAGTTACCAGTGCCATTGTCCGTAATTGAACTCACATTCCCACTTGCTCTTATAGCAACAGTGCCTGTGCCCTGAAAGTTCACCCAAGCCCTACACTTGTAGTTCTCTGAGCCATCATCGTTAATCCAGCCGTTAAAGTTAATATTTCCGCTCATACAACCACCCAAAAAGAACCAGTTGGAACAGTAACTGTTACACCCGTAGCAACCACTATATCACCCACGCTCATAGCGTTCTTGTTTGTGCCAATGGTGTAGTCAGCCGTAATCGTGTTGTCAGTCTCGTAGAAAGCAACGTTAGTGCCTGAGCCACCCTTGCCTACGCCAGCGGCTCCTGTGATGAACCCGTCACCGTTTAATACAATAGCCATATAACTCCTTAGACAATAGCCCAGCGACTACCGCTAGGGATGGTGACTGATACGCCACTGTTAATTGAAATAGGCCCTGCACTCAAAGCGTTATTACCTGTACCGATAGTGTAGTCAGTCGTAATCGCGTTAGCCATCTCGTACAAGCCGCTAGTAGTTGTGTTGCCGCCTACTGTACCATTAACCCAAGCAGAGCCATTGTAGACAATACCCTCACCGCTACTAGGCGTTGTAATGGTAACATCACTTAGATCATCCAGAGCAGGGGTTACGTTAACAACCGCCCAAGAAGCATCAGTACCATCTGTGGTTAAATACTTACCACTGTTACCCGTCTGACTAGGCAAAGCATCAACAGCCGCCCATGAGGTAACAGAGCCATCTGTTGTCAAAAACTCACCTGAGTGACCTATTTGATCTGGGGTGTAAGTAGCAGCTAGTGTAGCAGAAGCAGCAGCATCGGTAGCAGAAGTAGCCGCATTGGTTGCTGACGTTGAAGCGGCAGAAGCACTGTTAGCCGCATTAGTCTCACTTGTCCCTGCATTGGTAGCAGAGGTTGCTGCGGCTGTTGCACTGTTGGAGGCATTGGTTGCCTGTGTGGTAGCCGTAGAAGCGCTTGTAGCTGCGTTAGAGGCGCTTGTGGACGCATTTGAGGCAGAGGTAGCGGCATTCGTTTCAGCGGTCTCAGCGGCTGTCTGAGCCGTTTGAGCGTCTGTAGCACTTGAGGCTGAGGCTGTGGCACTGTTAGCAGATGCGGTAGCGCTATTGGCACTATCGGTTGCTGAGGTAGCCGCGCTTGAGGCAGAAGTAGCCGCATTGGTCGCTTGAGTTGAGGCTGTAGACGCGCTTGAGGCAGATGCGGTAGCGCTGTTAGCACTGTCAGTTGCTGAGGTAGCGGCGGCTGTAGCACTAGCAGCTACTGTTGCGACATAACCAGATGCAGTATTTGCAGAACCAGCAGCAGCGGTTGCACTTCCCTCTGCCGCATCAGCAGCATCTTCAGCACGTACTGTAAGGGCTGTAACAGCCGATATAGAAGCATCATTGGTAGCATCACCACTACCACCAGAGCCACGGTAAATAGCCATAAAATCTCCTTGTTCCTTTGTTGAAAGACTCTACAAGAAAGCCCTTTAACAAAGAAGCCCTCCGAAGAGAGCCTCTTTTAGCCTAATTAGGCAGCCATTGCGATTGCAACAGCGGCTTCATCACGCAACTCTTTCACGCCATACAGCATGTCAGAGGTGAACAATGTGCCCAAGTACTCTTGCTTGTACTGAGTCTGTGAGCGTACGCCCAACTGCTCTGCCAACACAAAAGCATCCTTGTGGAACATCATACCGATACGAGCATCGCCAGTGGCAGTCTCGCAGTTGGTAGAAACGTAAACCATAACGCCGTAGACGTTACCGATTTGACCGTTACGGATAGTGTTGCCACCACCGACTTCACCCACAAAAGCTTGCTCAGTGAAACGAGCCAAGCCCATCATCACGTTACGAGCCACAGGAGGCAACACCAAGCAACGACCGTCCATAGGCACGTCAGCATCGTCCAACGTTTGGATAACCTTACGGATACCAGCGTCAGTGATTGCAGCTTCGTTAGTGCCCGTGTACAGGGTAGAACCGTCAGAAGCGATAACAGCCTTGTCATAAGCGACAGTGCCGTTACCACCTTGAGCACCGCGACCCAATTGGATCAAGTCGGTGTCAACTTGCTTAGCCAGCGCGTAGCCAGCGTCACCAGTGTAAAACTTACGCAATGAAGCCAGAGCTTGAGTTTCCGTGATGTCTTCGATCAAGCGGCTGTACTCATAGTGCTTGTTCACCAACACCTGAACTTCTGACTCAGTAGCGGCTTGCAGGGTCACTTGTGTAGATGCAGCCTTGAGAGCAGCAGCACCACGAGTGGGCTTAGGAATGTGCAAGGTGTCGCCCTTTTTGCCCTTGAAGGACATTTTGGAAACGAGGTTTGCCATAACGAGGTTTTGCTTGTAGGCTGCGATGATTTCATCAGACCACAATTCAGGGATGAACGTTGCACCAGTTGTATTGGTGACGTGATTAGTTCCGAGTGCCATATAAATTATCTTTCAAAATGGTTATTTAACACGACCCTCCGCATATGCAGCCATAATCTCATCAGATAGCTGTTGATAACGGTCAGGGTTAGTACGCATGAGTTCGATGATGTCGGCTCTGCGATAGGTTTTCTTACTTGCTGTCTCACCAGACCCCTTGGATGAACCAGTGGATGCTGCTTTGACTGCTTGCTTACGCTGTACTTTCTCGACTTCTTGTGACTGGTTGACTACTTGTTTTCTTTCTTTCCAAGTAGATAACAACTCATTCGCTGCATCAAAATCGTAGGAGCGATCTGCTCGACTAAATAACTCTTGCCTAACCTTGCTCTTGTTAATCCATTCAGAGAAGCTACCGTCATTGACGACTTCAGTAAAATCAGGATGTGCAGACTTTAGGTTAGCCAGCGCTTCTGCCTTCTTCATTTGTGCCGAGAGCTGTTCTGCCTCGCGCACCTTCGGATGCTTGGAAATAGCTGATGCAATAGCCTTGTCGGGATCGGTAAAGAAATCTACCTCTTCCTCGACTTCTGGGGCTTGTTGTTTTTGTGAGACGGTTTGGGCTTGTACAAAGTCATCTACAATTCGTCGAAGTTCCCCGACTTCACTCCCTTGCTTACCGATTGCGCGTTCGGCCTCTTGATGCATACGAACAATATCTTTAACAGACTTGCCCTTATACTTATCAGGAATGTCATCTTCTGTATCTTGTGGTTCAGGTTCCTGTTCAGGGGTTTCCTGTTCCTCCTCATCCTCGATAGATGAATACTCTTCTTCGTCTTGTTGCGACTCGTCGCCTTCGTCAATAAATGTTGCCATTAAACTCTCCGTGCTATATAAGCATTGTGGAATATAACTATGTGCTTGTGCTTATTCAGCGGCACTCTTTCTTTCCTGCGCCATCTTCTCGTTTCGCTTCCGTTCCCACTGCATTGCTGCTCCGGGAAAATCTCCGGTCACGCCCTCAAGTTTGACCATAGGCTTGCTAACGATACGAATAGCAGGTTGACCACACACCTTACAATTGGTTGTTCGGAGTTCCGAATCAATGTAAGCTTCTGTGAGATGGTCATCTCCGCAGATAAACTCATAGATACGCTTAGGCATTTACTTCCCTCTCAAAGTCCTCGTAGCTGTTTTTAATCGCTGACTCGTAAGAGAGAACTCGCTGTACCGCTTCTATTTGTCCTCTGCGAAACCAGAATTGCTTCTCATCTGGGATGGTAGTAATATCCTGAAGTAGCTCCATATTGTCGGAGATGTCTTCTAGGTATTGCTTCCAGCCCTTTGAGGCAAACAAATCTAGTAATGTTTCGTAATAATCTTGTAGTTCTTTGTCCATCTCTTTATCCTTTCATAATGTGGAGAGATGTTGCAATTATACCACACTTTTATAAATTTGTCAAGTGTTTTGTTTGCTATTTCTAGCACTAACCTGCATTGCTGCGATGCGCTCGTTGCTCTTAATGTCAGCTTCCTTGAGCATCAGATCAGCGATACGGGCACGTTTCTCAAACTCAGCATCATCAGCATTACCCTGCTGGATGTTGGTAGAGATAGCCGCAGCCATCTTAGCCTTAACAACCTCTGGTTCAAGTTGAGCCTCGACAGCGTATTTCTGTGCTCTCGCTTGAGCCTCCATTGCTTGAGACTGGATAAGTTCAAGTTGCGCTTGCATTGTCTGCATCTGCATTTGCATCTGCTGTTGTTGTATTTGCTGCTGCTGTGGGTCAGGCTTAGACACCTCAGCCATTTGAGCGATAATCTCTTCACGGTTAGACAGACCCATGTTGTCAATAACCGCTGTAACCAGCATTGGGTACATTGGACTATCTTGACCCAACGTCTGCAACAGTTGTACAAGTTGTGTAACCTCATACTCACGAGCGATAACACCCAGAGATGACGAAGGTATAAACTTATAATCGCTGACAGGGTAATGCTCAGGGTCAAACTGCATGTAACGCCACGCTGTCTTCTCAATCATAGGGATTAGGAAAGACTCTTGGAAGTTAATCAGGGTACGCTTGTGGCGCTTGATAATTGCACCCATCGACATGGATACAGCACCAGCAGCAGCGTCGCCATTGATTGTTCCGGGGATGCCAGCAGCGTCAATAGCGCCAGTAGCCATCTGAACCATCTTCTGCAACTCACCCGCCTGAGCGAAGGTCACCTGATCGAGGTTACCAAACTTAAATGGCTGGAGGATTTCAGCAGGGTTGCCGTTAGTAAGGATTGTCTTGCCGGGACGAATCTCCAGCTTAGCCCCACGAGGCATACGAGAGGCATCCATAGCCATCATAGGGTGGACAGTGAGGGCTAGGGCATCGATACGGGCACGAAGCTCAGCATCCAAAGCCTTCTGGCTGTTATAGCCCTTCTCACAGATACCACGACCCCAGAAGCGAGAGGGTACTACGTCCCAAGGGAAAGCCACAACAGGGCGATCCTGCATCATGTAGGGATTCTCTTCGATCTTGAGCAGTTGACCACCGTTGGCGATAACAACAATCACCTCAACGTAGCCTTCGTCCTCTTCGTCATCCTCTTCTTCAGGTTTGACTTCTTTGGACAACTCATCATCCTCATCGTCCTCCATAATCGCCGCATTATAGAGGTGACGTGGGATTAAACCGTAATATTTGGTTAGTCTAACTTTATCTTCGTCAAAAGAGGTAAGCTCTTTGTCTGCTTCAATGTCTGAATCAGTATCGGCAGACTCAAGATCAACATCACGATAGATACCATTTTGGATTCCAATCTCTACTTGGTGTTTAGGAACAAACTCGTCAATCGCAACACCCAAGGCATCCTCAATAGA